CACCTGGACAGGTGCCGGGATTGTTGGTGCGGGCGACAAAGCTTGAACCGTTGAGCGCCACGACGTCGAGATAGCGATACGTCTCGCCGTCCTTGTAGGTGCCGCGCAATTGCATCTGCGAAGCGTCTACACCGCGCGAGGCGATCAGGCCCCACGACTCATGCGGCGGTGGCCGCGCCGTGTCGGCCTTCGCCTGATAGGTCGAGCCGTCGTGCAGCACGAGGTCGCCGTGATAGTGGACGGACCCCTCGACATACGGCTTGACCTCGCGCAATTCGCCCGGTGCGCCGTCCTTGCCGTTGATGCCAGCAAGACCGGCCTCGCCGTGCTCGCCGCGCTCGCCGCGCAGACCCTGCGGCCCCGCCTTGCCCTGCGCACCCGGTTCGCCTTCCTTGCCGTCCTTGCCGTTCTCTCCCGGCGCTCCCGGTTCGCCCGCCGGTCCCGCCGGTCCGGCCTCACCGAGTGGCCCTTGCGGCCCTTCCGGGCCTACCGGGCCTTCCGCGCCTCGTTCGCCCACGTTTCCCGGCTCGCCCGCGCTACCCTGCTCCCCGGCCTCCCCCGTCGGTCCTATTGGGCCTTCCGGGCCGCGTTCACCCGGTGTTCCCGGTTCTCCCGGCGGTCCAGCCGGTCCGGCTGGCCCTTCGGTGCCAATACCGGGTAGCCCCGGTTCCCCTTGGGGTCCTGCCGGTCCGGCTGGCCCCGGATCGCCGTGGTCACCCGGCGCACCGGGATCGCCGTTTTTGAGTTCTGCCAGCCGCGCGTTCACGCGGTCCACGATTTCCGAGCGCAGCGCCACGACGTCGGCCTTGAGCGCCGAGACGACGCTGGCGGCTTGCGCTTCGATCAGCGCCCGTTCGCGCGTCCACTCGCGCCGCTCCGTATCGAGCACCTCCGCCAGTGCCTCGCGCCACGCCTCAAGCAGAGAGTCTGCGGCGTCCGATGCGGGCGGCACCATTGAGGAGGTTTCGGACTTCCCGTTGGATGTCATCGCGGTTGCCTTTCGGTTGCGGCAAGTCTGCCGCTGGCGCGGGCGGTGCCGCTGGCGGTCGTGGTGACGCCGGTATCGCGCCGGCCGCAGAAAGCGGAACGACCTGCTGCTGAACGCGCGGCTCGTCGCCGAATTTCACGTCGCCATAGCCTTCGATATTGCGGGCCTCGTTCGGCGACAGGATGCCGCCCTGAACGCCACGCGCGAGCGAGTCGATGCGGTCCTTCTGCGCCGAGCGCAGCAATGCCCCGGTGTCGAACTCCGCATACTCGTCGGGCTGGCCCTTGAGATCGAACAACAGGCCGAACGCTTCCTCGATATGATTGAGCGCGAATCCCAAGCCCGACGCGATCCAGCTTTGCATGAGCAATTCGGTGGATGAGTAGTTGGTGCCGCCGATGCCGAGGATCTGAAGCGGGATGCGAAAGGCGAGCGCAATATGTTCGTTCGTCAGCTTGAGGATTTCGGCGGTGGCCGCGTCCTTGCCGCCGACCGACCACGGCTGCACCTTCAGGCCAGCGGTGAGGATCGGTGTGCTGCCCTGGTGCAGACCCTTGGCCTGATCGTTCCAGCGGTCGCGCAGGGCTTGCGTCTGATCCTTGTCGAGCACCATGTCGGTCGAGAGCACGGCGGAAGGCCGCGCTTCGTTCATGTAGAAATTCATCTGCTGCCGCCCGATGGCCGAGCCGACGCCGATGTCGTCGTACACGGCGCTGATCGGCGACGTGCCGACCAGCGGAAACGGAAACCGTGGCGTGACGTGCAGGCGGATATGCAGGACGTCGCGCATCGGGACCGGCGACAGGCTTTCGCCGTTGAGCCGCTTGGCGATGACATCGTTGCCGTAAAGCTGATAGAAAATTTCGCCGTTCTCCGCGAGGCGCGGATACGACGTTCTGGTATCCATCAGGTGCAGTTCGTCGATCTCGTAGCGCGAATTGCGCAGCGCCAGCGCATAGCAGTTGCCCTCAAGATAGAGCATGCGCGTCGCATTGAGCATGAAGTCGCTCATCGACTGATAATCATTCGGACGGCGCAGGACGCGCGATAGCGCCGAGTTCGTGACGCGCTCGCGTCCGCCGTTTTCTTTCAATCGCCAGTGATCACCTGGACACATGGCGACGGTCTGCGAATAGGCGGAGACGCAAGCCTCCAAGATCGCAGACCGTTCGCTGCCGAAGATCGGATCGTAGCCTTGCTGCCAATAATTCCAGTCAGTCCCGGCGGGCAAGAACCCGCCGGTAACCGACAATTGGTAGGGGCCGGGGTGATAGTCCCCTTCGCCCTTGCGGACGAACTGATCCGCAATTCGTGACAGAAAACCGCGAACGGTCATTCGTGACGGGCCGACGGAGTTGCCTGCCTCGTCGCGTAGCCGCCGCGTTGCTGCGGTGCCTTGTTCGCTTCGGACTGTTTGGCCTCCGGCGAATTCGGATCAGGACCGCTGCCGTCGTCCTCGTGTTCCATGACGTGAACGCCGGACGCGGCGAGATCGTTTTCCTCCTGCGTCGGGGTTGGCTTCGATCCCGCCACGCCTTCCCTCGTTCCGGCCTTGGCGGATTTGTCGCGGGCCTCGCGTTCGTCGGCCAGCTTCTTCTTGGTGTCCTCCGCGTGTTTCTTCGTATCCTCATCGCGTTTCTTCGCGGCGGCGTCGGCTTTTGCCTGTTCAGTAGCGTCGGTCATCGGATTATCTCCTGTTGAATTTTCCACAAGTGGAATCCCCGTCCGATCACGTGATCAGACGGGGACTCGTTCGACTACCAAGTAACGCCCGCCACCCATGCAACGGTCCCTGCGCGACGGACCGCCCAATTGATCGGCAGGATGAGCCGCAGCGCCAGACTGTCGGTCTGGAACATCGACTTGACCGGCGCGGCGACGACACCCGGTGTTCCCGGTGTGCCGATGTCGGCTGGCGTGGTGTCCTCAAGATGCAGCGTCGCCTGATCGCTGATCTCGAAGCGTGGACCCTCGCCTCCGACACTGACGAAGTCGGCGGCATCCATCGCGATGACGGTGCCGAGAGGCACCGTGCCGGAATCGATGACCGGCCAGCCGCCGAGATTTCCGGCGGCAATTTCCTGACGGAAGGGAAACACGCCCATTCCCGGCATTGCGATCAGGCCAAGGCTGTTGGCCTGTTGCGGGTTCATGATCCAGACAGGCGTCCGCACATTGCCCGCCGTGCCGGTGATCAGTGCGCCCGTGAGCGCCTTGATGTCGCCGACCGCCGCAGCAAAGCCGCCGCCCGCCGTGGGGGTCAGGCCCGCCACGCCGTTGAGCAGACCGGCGGGCCGGATGAGCGTCGCCGGGTTGGCATCGAGCAGCACGGCATCGAGCGAGATCGCGGTGTCCTCGCCGATGGCGTTGCGGAGCAAGCCTTCGATGGCCGGGACAGAGTGCTCGTCGATCTCGCGCGTCCATGTCGTGATGACCGCCATCTTTTTCGGGGTGAGCGTTTGAGACGTGAACGCCCCCTGGCGGACAGGGATCGGCTGGCCTTCACCGACGAACGAGCCAGCAATGGTCGGCGTCCGCGACCGTGTCGGGATGATGATCTTGCCGTTGCGCCCGAAGGACAACGACAGGCCATAGCCCGACAGACGCGGATAAACCGATTTCGGCAGCAACGTCGCCATGAAGTCCACGACGATCTGCTGCACGAGTTCAGCCGCCCATCCGGCGACTGACGTCATGGCCGGTGCGGTTGCCGCCCGCATCTGCCATTCGAGCACCGCCTTGGTCGGCTCGTCGTCGCCGTAAATGGTGCGGCGGATTTCATCGACCGGCTTGCGGTGCATGTGCGCGAACAACTGCACGGTGCCCGCCCGGACCAAGAGATCGAGCGGCGTGATTTTCTTCGGTGTAACGCTGAACGGTCGCGCCGAGGTGAGTGCGGTCGAGCCGTTCGCGCGTGACCGCGTGGTCGTCGCAATCGAGCGCCCTGCCCCGTCCTCGCTTCCTGCGGCGAGATGACGTTCGGAATCGCGCAATACGCTCAGACCTTTTTCGTCCTGCGCAATTTCAGCGTTCGCCTTGCTGATCTCCTCGACCTGATCGTCGGAGACGTTCGTCTCGTCGATCCCGTCGAGCAATGCAGATAGCCTGTCCTTCTTTTCCACCAGACGTTTTTCGGCGTCGGTGATGCGTTGAGCCAACGACATAGTCGTGCCCTTTCCATTTCGTCTGTTTTCGGCTTGCCCGCCGGTGAACCCTCGCCGCCTGGTCGCGTGTCGTTTGCCATGCCCGGCGAACACGAGATCGATGGTCGAGGGGGAAACTCCGAGTGATTTGGCAACCGCCAGCGCGTTGGGGTTTGCCGGGACCGAGACGAGCGACGTCTCGACCAGTTCCTGCTTGAGAAATTGCGTACCGCTGAA